GACAAGTTCAGCTGAGGACATAAAAGAAAATCCAGACCGTCTGTTTTTAAGATAGCACATTCCATAACATCTATTATCTGCTTTACATGCTTCCCAAAATATAAAGAAGAGTCTATTTGCTTCTCTGTAGTCAGCGGCACCAACATCGATTTTTGACCATTGCAAGTACATATAGTGAGTACCTGTGATATAAGTAGGGCTACCGTTATTATAAAACCAATACCCTTCATCTCTTTTTCTAAATTCTTCATCTATATAATCGTACCATTCCTCTTTAAAATCTGATGGGTATTCTTCCCAATCAAATCTAGTTTTTATCCTACTTAACGCTTTAGGATATTCTTGCTTTTCCCAGTATTGTTCCGCTTTAACTTCGCTTCGTTTAAAAGGTTGGTTTGCTTTTGGTAAAGCAATACGAAGGTTTTGTATTTCAATGATCTGTCCAATTTGTCCAGTTTTACTAATAACTACAAAGTCATAATCTGCATTATAACCATACTCCCACTTCTTATGTCTATTTTGTTTAGACAATATTTTAGGATTAACTACATCTTTAACCTCTTTCCACAGCGTTTGCTCGTAACTCATTTACTCCTCCTTTCTGCAAAACCTTTAAACTCTACTTGTTCTTTGTTTTTAGGTTTTTCTACTAATCTCTCTTCTTCTTCCTGTATTCTAGTTAATATTTCAAAAGCGTCGAATATAGCTAACTTTTTAGTAGCAGCTGCGTTCTTTAGTCGGTCCGCAGTCACATCCTCCCCTGTATCCACAATCGGTTCCTTCGCTACTTTGATTAGTTCTTTCACTGCTAACTGCCCAGCTTGGATTATATTCTTCTTCGTTTCCTTGATATTCATGTTTAACTAATATATCCTTTGATTTCATACAATATAATAAATTGTTATTTATAACAAACTCCCACTCTCTTTGCTTGGGAAAACTAACTAAATCACCTTCTCTTATACCTAAGTTTTCTAACTGCTTGTTACTATACTTAAGTATACCTAAATTAGGAATAGTTTTTTTACCTAATTTATCAGATGTTAGCGGTTTAACAAAACATCTATCTAAAAAAGATTTAATTACATTTTTACGTTTGTATAAATATATCTGATCTGGTGAACAAAAATAAAGATTATTTTTAAAATAAGATCTACTATTTTGTTGTTTACCTTTCATGTTGTAAAACTTTCTAAATACATTGTGATGTACATAAACTGTATCACCTTCTTGTATTTCTAAGTTATAAGCTTTAGGAACGCTAATTACTTTAGCTTTTTTATTTACAATTTTAAAAGATTCTATACTAGTATTTATTATTAACTCCTTACTACCAACACTTACAGTGTTATTGTATCTTTCACCGATCGGTTCTATTATGTAATCGTATATACTATTCACCGTACTGCAAATCGTATTCTACTGCAATAGCCATATTATTGTTAAATTTTTTCCAAGGTAAAACTTCGTTATTTTTTTTAATGTAAATAAAATAATCTCCATCTTTTTTAGAATCAATAATATCAGAAATAATATGACCTCCATAAACTTCTTGACCCACTGAATAATGCATTGCATCATTCTTATAGTCAGAACCTATACTAATTTTTCTTATCTTATTTGACATCAGTTGGTTCTTTTACAACTTTAAGTTTATTTAATTCCTCTTCAGTCATTTTAGTATACTCTCCTGTTTCTACATTAACATTTACCTGACCATACTCAGCTTCTAAAACAGATTTAAATTCCTCTACTTTTTTATTTGTTTCTCCAAATTGATGAAGTAATCCGTGTTTTTGAGCAGACACATAACCTATTTGATTCAGTAGGTTATTTAACTCTGTTTGCTGTTCTTGTATTGTTTTTAAATGTTCTTCTGATATTTTGTTCATTTTATTTTATTTTATTTAATTTATGTTTTACATTTCATAATTTACTTTAAAAGTTTCAGGATCTCCTAACACTGAGCTTATATTTATTATAGGAGATTCGCTAAACCAAAAGAAATTCTGATTAATATCCGCATGGTTTATAATTACAGATGTTAATGGAGGATTTATGCTAAATGCAGTATTTATATTTAACATTGCTAATTCAGCTTCTTCTAGTGTGTTATATTTCCACCCAATTACTTGCTCTTCCATTTAATATGTTTTATAATATTCGTTTATAGTATTATCTAATAAAGTGTTGTTATCTGAATTATTATCAAGAAATAATATCTCTTGAACAATAGATTTTATACTCCAATTAGCAGAACCTGCTTGACCAAAATAATCTATTATTCTATTTCCTGGCGCGTGACTAGCTGTGTTCCATGTCATATTTTTAGCTGAGTATATATATAATTGGAAATTTTGAGGTGTACAAGTATTCTTAACATAGTTTGCAAACGCGGTGTTTCTATTCGTTATATTACTTGTAATATCTGATCCCTCAAAGTATATTCCTGGTGCATTAAGTGGTGCGTCTTCAACACCATTAACTTTTAGTCCTCTAAATATTTCAGCCACAACAGAACCTGTTTGTGCAATAGGATGATAGTTAGATATATTGCCAGAGCCAGGTCTTCCAAATAAAGACATAGTACCAAATGAACAAGCTGGTCCAGTATTAGGTTGAAATACACATGCAAAAATGCCAGGGTTTACTCCAAACGATTGATTTGCATTAAGACCTGTTCCACTAGGATCTCCTAAAGCCATGTCAAAATATGCTGTTGAACTTCCATCGTACCAAAACCACACTCCTGGAAAATCAAGTTGAGGACCTACAGCTCCTCCATTATTACTTTTAATAATACCATTTTGAGACGGTAACCCTGCTAATGTACCTTTAGACCATATTATTGGTTGTGTAGCAACAGCAGGCATAGATAAGTGATTACCATTTCCAGATTGATCATACCATTTGGTTACAGTTACATCACTAGTTCCTCCCGCGTTTTGAGCAATTGTCTCTATAGTTGCTATGTCTAATTTACCAGACGAATCAAATCCTATGTCATGAGGAACATTATTTCCATCTCGCACTTGCATGCACCAACTATTATAAGTACTACTAATTTTTCTAGTAGAATAACCAGCTCTCGCAGTAGTAAATACATCAAATGGTAAAGGTATAGAAGGAGCAGGACTTCCTGTTCCTACATGATCAATAACGCTTGATATAGTGTTTATATTAGAATTAACTAAAGGCATTTTAGAATAAAACTAATATTTTCTCAAGATCCGCTGGTCCTTCTTCTTCTTTCTCTGCTGCACAAACAGTTAAGCATGAAATAGGCATAAAAGTTCCTGCTGGTATTTTGTAGTATGAAGCTTTTTTAGTACTTTCCATAATAACATCTAAACGCGCTAATGCTTCTCCTATGTATAACGCAGCTCCTGGACCTGGTGTTTCGTACTGGCATGCGCTAGTTGATCCCTCTTCACCTTCACATGAATATACATATTTAGTTTTTTGTAAAAAAGCTTCTAACGGTTGTCCTACGTCTGGAATATCAGTTGCTTGATCTGCATATTTCTTTTGCTCTGTCAAACCCATATTCATCGTAGTAAACGGACAACCAAAATCCCATTCTGTGATAAGTAAAGAATCTATTGTCGCTACAGCGTCATCACCACCACCGGGTGAAGCAAAATTTATTACATCTCCTACATTATATCCTGAACCTGCTTTACAATCAAGTATTGTATATTCGGTTATTTCACCACCTGGATCAACAGCTGTTACTTCTATTGTTACGCCATTACCTAATGTGTTACCAGGGTTTTTAATAAATCCTTCTATTATATCACCCACTGTAAATAAAGTACCTGCATCGTCTAACGGATCTGTAAATTCTTTTACTCCTCTCCATGCACATCCAGGTAAATCCTTTAAAGCTACAGCGTCGTGAGCGAATACCCTTGGTTGTTTTAGTGTTGTTCCTATTACACTCATAATTTTTATTTTCTAATTTTTGTAATTTTTTCAGCACCTCTGCTACCAAAGTATGCTACATATACGGTTATAAGTAAAGCTTCTAGTAATGAAACCCAACCTGTTTTTATTTCTAATAGTACAGTTGAATCTAATACTATAAATATCGTCATGGCTAAAGTAAGATATATTAGCGTCATAGGTCTAGTGTTCTTACTTAACCATGAATCACTTTTCATATCACTAGCCCATCTCTCTGAAATGTTGTTCATCTCAGCTATGTCTTGATCTAAAAGTTTTAATGCTGTTTCTTTATCTTTAGGTTCTATATTAGAATCACTTGATATAAGATTTTTTACAATACCCAAACCACCTTGATCAGGAAGAAACTCACCTACAGTATCTAAAATAGCAGGGGCTTTTTCTTTTAAAAAAATTCCTACTTTAGTTTCTTTAAATTTTTTACGATCCCGATTCGTCTTTTTTTCCATATGGAAACATTTGATTTAATTTTTCTTTGCGAGATTTACAACCACAACCACCTGGTATTTTATCTGCTAATTTTTTTATTCCAGTTGCTGTTGTAAATTTTTCTATTGAGTCACCTAGACCTTTTGATTTATTTGATTCCATTTAATTTAAGTTTAATCTGCTTTAAAAGCTAATAAAAATTCTCTTGCACCCATTCCAAATGCTATTCCAGCATATAATGAATGAGAATGCATGAGTAGTAATAACCCAATTATACCACAAGCAACGGCTTTTGATAAAGGGTGATTTATAATTTCTTTTATAGTTTCCATATTATTTATTTTTTCTTCGTGATACTGCATTACCCTTTTTTAGTTGAGGAAATTTTTTATATACACAAGATTTTATAGCTTTTGGATTTTCTGCGTTATGAGCTAACTTTAATGCTGATTTAGCTCTTTTTAAACTATTGACAGGATAAGTGCCGTCAGGTCCACAAAAATCTCCAGCAGCTACATCTTTATATTTACCAGCGTTTGATTTACCTGGTTCTTCTCTTATTTCTGTAATTGTTTTTTTAGCCATTATTTCTTAGATTTTTTATTTCTTTTACAAAATGCTCTTGCAGCTTCTTTACTTCCAAAGCCCCATTTTTTAAGTGCCATTTTTAAATTAGTAGGTTCGCCATTAGGTTTAGTCATACCACCGGCCATGCCACCAAATCTACAGGAAAATTTAATTCTTGCCGGAGCAGTCCCACTAGTATGCCTCTTACTTAAAGTTTTACCTGTTTCTTTTTTATGCTTAGCTCTCATTTTTTTGTTACGAGCTTCATATCTTGCATCTACACTTTTTTTAGCCATTACTTTTTCTTTTTGCCTTTTATAGGTACACAATTAGGTACGGTTCTATTACCTTTTTTCTTCATGCCTATGGCTTCGTAACCTTTCCAGCATGGATTTTTTTTACGTTTAGTTTTAGCTTTAGCCATTACCTATCTTTTTTTTTGTTAATCTTTCCATCCATTTCACGACACCAAAAAAGTATTTCATCTACTTTTTCTTCTAAGTCTTCTATATGTTTTGTCTGCCACTCTTGTTTTAAATCATACTCAATACGATCTATAACGGCAGGTGGAAGTTTTTTAGCATCATCTATATCTGACTGTAAAGTATAGTACATACCTACAAAAGTTGATGTTATCATTATAATAGCTATTACAGTTTTAATATCTATTTTAAATTCAGTGCCTTCTCCTATTTTCATAAATGCTTATATTCTTCAGTTGCATCAAAACTTGGACAGGCTTTATTAGCAAAGTCTCTATGTCCATGTATAGTTGCTTCAGGATACATCGCTTTAAGTGTTCTCAAAACAGCTAACAAACTATCCTTTTGACAATCGTATCTAGTATCTTTCGGGGTCTTACCATCTGCTTCCACGCCTCCGCAATAACAAATACCAATACTGTTTCTATTCTGACCCTTTGAGTGAGCCCCGATTTTAGCTATATCTCTACCTTTGTGTATTTCACCATATAAGTCTATATAGAAATGATAGCCTATGTCGCTCCATCCTCTACCGTCAACATGCCAACTACGTATAGTATCTACCGTGTAATTTTCACCTTCCCTGGTAGCAGAGCAATGTACAATTAATTTATTTATCTTTCTCATCTTTTTCCTTTTTCATTAGCCACCACTTGTTAACAGTGTATCCTATTGTAACTAATAACAAGGTAATTTTTAACACAGGTTCTAACCAATCCATCATGGTAACGCCAAACGCTCCAGCATTTAACACGTATAGTTTAATATCTTCCACTACCCACGGTTTGCTCTCAAGACAACATTTCCTTTGTATTGAGCGGGACTAATTTCTAAGTCAGATATAATAGTCATGTCTCTAGACTTCATTCTTCTTTCTCCAGCTGGGCCTTTGTAGTAATTGTGATTACACATTTTCTTTTTACCTGCAGGTATTTGTGTTTTTCCGTAACTTGGCATAATTATGAGTATTGTGCTCCACCAGCTGTTAAAGCTGTAGGGATGCTTGTTTTGTTCATTGAATCAACTACTCTAGATCCAGATCCGATAGTTGTTAGTGGTTTGTTATTTACACTTGCAATAGTATTAACTGCTGGACTAGGTGGAACAGCTTGACCTGTTGCGGGATTCATACTACCACCTGCTACTCCTGGAGCTGCCATATCTTGACCAGTATTACCTAGCATATTTGGATCTCCCATTGGTTGATTATTATTTATCATACTATCTTTTTTTATCTTTATTTACGTTTGATATAGAAGTTTTTAAAACTTTATCTATATAGTTAGTTTTTAACTTATTGCTAGGCATGTCTTCTTCTCCTAATATTATACGGTACATACGACTTATTAACTGCTTGCACTTTATGGATACTTTATAGATGTGATATTTTTGCGTTGTTCTATTGCGTTTTCTCCACACAACTATCCAACCCTCTTTTAGCAATCTGTTCCAGCGCCTGTTATCCCAGCTATAGGAGTACGTACCGATTTTAAAATCTTGTTTGGTAAACATATCTAAAGCTTCTAAATAAACAAGAAGTTCTAGATCTGCGTCATTTAAATTATTAGTTTTACAAGCCCATTTCCTAATAATTCTATAATGCTTGAATAAATTTAATTCTCTTAAATCAGAAGATGTTAATTTTCTCAATCTGCTGTATATTTATTTTTTGGCGTATAGTAATCTACCTTATGACCCCTTGTTCCTTTTTTATAAATCTTTTTCTCTTTTGTTGGACCATCGTCTGAGCCAATATATTTGTTTCTACCTGTTTTAGTACCTATATGGTAAGGATACCAATCGCCATGTTCTTTTTTCTCATCTTCGGTTGTTGGTCTAGAAAAGACTACATAATCTCCTTTTTTACTATCTCTTGCTTTTGGAGAAGCTGATCTAATTAATCCTCCACTTTTTCTATATGCTTTGTCTTTTTTATATTTAGCACTACCTTTAAATCCTTGTTTGTCAAATTCTTTTACTAACGTTCTGTTGTCCTCCGTTTCAGGAAAACTTAAGTTAGCTTTTGTAGCCATATCTTTTTCAAACTTAACACAAGTATTATCACTGCATTGACCAGCCATGTTAGATGTTTTAGAACCTAGTGCAGCTTTAGCAGTGTGCCAAGCTTTACCAAGAAGACCTTTTTTACTTTCTCTCCAAGTGACTGTATCATCTTTCAATGCTTTTTTAGCAGCTTTGAGATTTCTTGTGTTTGGTGTATTTTTTGTCTTACCCTCAACAGTATGAGTTGGCAATAAACCACCCATAGTTCTATTGGCTCTTTTTAAATCTTTTCTACTGCCTAGTCCCATGTGATTGAGATTTAAGGTTTACGCTTTATATCTTTAATCTCTCTATGAGGTCTAAGAGTTGATTTCTCAGCATGTTTTCTACCTATAGTGCCTATATTTCTTCTTCTTCTGTATATGTCTACATCAGTTCTATCGTGAGAATCAAAATTAATATCTACTTTTTTTCTAAGAAATCTATGCTTGCCTTTTTCAGCTTGTACATCCTTTTTAAAATTTCTCTTTCTTCTAGTTTTATCCGCTGTGCTATCATAACCTTCCATTCTAGATTTAGCATTATTTATGCTTGCTTTACGAATTTTACTTTGTCCCATTTCGTCCTGGATATGGTGTAAGTTATCAGCTATTCTATCTATTTTGTTGTGAGCTGTTTGACTATAACTTTGTCTTATTTTTTCTTTAGCTGCTTTTGTCTCTAATTTTCCAGCTAACCTTTTAGTAGCATCTATATCTTTAGACGCTTTTGCAGTTCCTTTTAAGTCACGTTTAGCATCTTGCATTAGAGCTCTATCTAGCTTTCTACCCATTCTGATTTTTTGACCAGTATTAAGATAACTAATATCTTGATCTGTCATAGCCGCCATTCTACCTTCAGCAGTTCTAGCTTTAAGATTTCTTTTAGCTTTTATTTGTTTACCTAATCCCATATTTACAGTATTATAACAATATCTTGTTCTTTTATTACTTTATAAATTTTATCATTTATTTCTATATCAAAACCAGCGTGCCGGTCAAAATATATATTATCTTTTTCTTTAACAGCTAAAACTTCAGTTCCAACTTTTAATACTTTTGCTTGTCTATATCTAATGTCTTCTCTTTGCTTGGATCCTAATAGCAAACCACCTTTTGTTTTAACGGATTTTTCTTCAACTTCGTTTATTACTATATACTTACCTACCGCTTTCATTTGCTCTTAAGTTATTAATTACACAGTCAGTTGATAAAATAGTTGTAGCTACAGAAGCCGCATTTTTAAGAGCGCTTTTAGTTACTAACAAAGGATCGACTATTCCGGCTTTCACCATATCCACCGTTTCTCCTGTAACCACATTTAATCCTTTTCCTTTTTTACCAGATAATTGGTAGTTATTAATACCAGCGTTTTCTAATATAGTAACATATGGCGCTGTAATAGCTTTTAGTAAAACTTTTTCACCTTCTGTTTTAGGTTTTATAGTTTTTGAAGCGTCAAGCAAAGCTATTCCACCTCCTGGTACTATACCTTCTTTTATTGCAGCTTTTGTAGCACATATAGCATCTTCAACCCTATCTTTTTTTTCTTTTAATTCTACCTCAGAACTTGCTCCTACTTTTACAATTGCTACTTTACCAGATAATCTTGCAATTCTTTTTTCTAAGTTTATAATTAAATTAGGGTTTTTTTCTTTTTTTAAAGCATCTTTAAGATCTTTAACAATGTCTTCTATTTCTCTAGCTAATTCTTTTCTTTGAATTATAGTTTCAGCATGATTAGTAACTATCTTATCACAATAACCTAAATGCTCTTCAGTTAACAACTCCATATCATCACCTAAGTCTTCATTTATTATTGTTGCTCCAGTTATTAAAGAAAGATCTTGTAATGTATTCAACTTGTTAACACCATAAACTGGGGCGTCTATTACATTAACTTTTATATTTCCTTTAATTTTATTCATAGCCAATGCAGATGTAACAGTAGGATCTATGTCAGCTATTATCAATAAACTTTTGTTATTTTTTATTATAAACTCTAAAACTCCTTGTATTTGTCTTATGTTTTCTATTTTGTTCTCTACTAGTAAGACATATACATCTTCCAACTCCGCTGTTCCTTTTTCAACATTAGTTACGAAATGTTGATTTTTTAAACCTTTTTCATACTGTGCGCCATCTACTAAATCTACAATTGTCTCTGGATTATCATGTGTTTCCATTATAACCACACCTGTTTCATCTACTTTTGCAAATGCCTCAGCTATTACTTCACCTAATTTTTTATCATTATTAGCTGATATAGTTGCAACGTCTTGTATTACTTTACCAGTTACCGGTTTAGATGATTTTTCTAAATATTTTACAACTTTATCTATTGCTGTATTAATACCTTCTTTTAAATCTCTAACAGTATTTGAATCAACGTTTTTGTGGGCTTCTTCTAGTATTGCGTGAGCTAACACAGTTGCTGTAGTAGTGCCATCACCCGCTTCTTTAACTGTTTTTCTAGCTGCTTCTTTTAGTAGTTTAGATCCCATGTTTTCTACAGGATCTAGTAATATTATACTGTCAGCTACAGTTACACCATCTTTTGTTATTTGTGGATTACCAGTAGAGTCTTCAAGGATTACACATTTACCGCTAGCTCCTAGTGTAGAGCTAACGGCTTTTGTGAGTTTCTCAATACCAGCAAACACTTTGTTTTTAGCATCTTCACCGAAGTTTAAATGCTTAACTATTGTTTCGTTCATTGAATTAAATTAAATTGTAATTGATATTTATTATTATTTCTTTTTCTTAACTAAACCTTTTCTATTCAACTTCATCCCGCCTTCTGTTGACTTAGTTTTTCTAGCGTTTTTCTTTACCGCTCTTGCAACTTTTCTCTTGGATTTAGTTTTAGGTTTTTTACTTGCGTATGCCATGATTATTGTTTTTTATTTGTAAATGTTTTGACCACTTTCGGTCCCTTGAGAAACTCTAGTTTCTTTGTATAGTGTTCTATAGATCCATCAATAGCAGCTTCGGCGCCGTCCATTGTTTCTCTTCTAGTTACGTCAATCCAGTCTTCTTCTTCTGGATGTTTGTATTCTGTTTGGTAAAATCCGTTTGGTAATTGAACAATTCTCCAGTTACTTTTTTCGGTTATATGTTTCCAATGGTTGATCAAATCTTGATCAGGTTGTGTAGCAGCTCTAAAGCTACTGGTATATAAAAATGTCATTGTTTTGGTTTTAAGTTTAACATTTGGTTATTATATACTATCACATGATAGTTCGGTTATTTAGTATTAGTAATATTTTATTGTAGGTTTTAGCTTTCCTCTATAATAAGTTTTTACATAAGAATCTTTTCCAGGTGGTAGTTTTTTCTTTTGTCTCATACTACCTGAACCCCATATATCGTCATAAGATTTTTCTTTTCTGACAGCACGGAAAGTTTCTTGACCTTTTGCTTTGCTTTCCTTATTAAAAGCTTTTAATTCTTTTCTGCTAGGAAAACTTAGTACAGTGTCTTTTATTCTTCTACCATCTTTATCTTTTCTTGATAAATTCATGTAACCACTATGGCTTCTTTTATATCGTGTTGTTGATTTTTGTTCCCACTCACCTTCTGTATTTCTAGTTGTAGTTACTTTTTTCTTTCTTACACCTGGATAATCTGGTTGATGGTAGTTAGCTTTATCTTTACCGTATGAACTAATCTTCCATTTAGTTGTACCTACATTTCTAGATCCTGGACCTTTAGTTTTACCTCTTTGTCTAGTTATACCATAGTCAGGATTTGTTTCTCCTCCAATTTTTTTACTTGTATCTGTATGGTAGTGATCTTCCCATTTATACCTATTTTTATCTTTAGGTTGTTTTTCCTTTTTAACTTTATCAGGTTTTATTAAAGGTTGCTTTTTATCAAATACTTTACTTACAAAGTGCTTGAGCTTTTGTTCATGTCTAGGAACTCTAACTAATGAATGTTTCCCCGGGTTATTTCTTTTTTTAGGCCTTATAGGGCCGTCAGGTGGCCATTTACTCATAATAGTTAAGTGTTTTATGCTGGAGGACCAGGGTTAAATGATCTACTAGTTTTCGGTATAAAGAATGTATCTATATTTACAGGTTCCGCGGCTTCATTAGAATTTATTAATCCACTTAAATTAACTTTCCATTGTTTACCTATTAGTAAATTTAATGTTTCAGTACTAGCTATTACCTTTAAATAGAAATAAGCATTATCACCAGCTGCTGTTGGCTCTCCGTCAATGTTGAGTAAGTCACTAACTTTTATATCCCACGTAAACTTGTATTGAATAATCATTCCAGTTGTAGCGTCTGAATCCATGTCCCCTGCTGATTGCCAACCATATTCTATTTGGCTACCAGTCAATGTTGCATCATTGTTGTAATGTAAGCCAACTGCTAATTTTTCATCTCCACTAGTTCCGTTTAATACAGAAAATTTTGCAGTTACCCTAACGTAACCATCGGCATCATCAGGAACTTTACATGAACCATATACTTCCGTACCGGTTCCTGAACCAGAAACAGCAGGATTAAATTCAACTTGACCAAATGGAGTTGTACTACTTATTCTTTCAGGGATAGGAAAAGCAGATGTGGCACTTTCTGTATTTACAGTGGTTTCAAAAACCGTGCTTTTTAATAATAACTTTTCACCTTCTCCTGCATCTGGTACTCTAACAACTCCAAAACAGTTTTCATCTGTCTGTAAAGAATAATAAGTTCCACTTTCAGCTACAGTACCTGAAGCACCTTGAGTTGCGGCAACTTTTATTCCACCTATATCTCCACTATTTGCACATGGGATATCTACATCAGGAACTTTTAGTACAGCTCTACAATCAAACTCTGGGCCAGATGGAGATTCTGATAATACTTCTACAGGATAATAAGTTCCGTCTTTAGCTACATTAGGCACCGCAACCTCTGTAACTGTTGGAGCTTTTATTCCTCCTAGTGTAGTAGCGGTTGTGCAAGGAAGAGTGTAAGAGTTATCTGGCACTCTAACAACTGAGAAACAATCATCCTCATCTGAACCTGTTATTACTTGTATAGGATAATAAGTACCTGAACTTGCAGGTGATGGATTACCTGTAACTAAGTTTACAGTGTTTGCGTATATACCACCTAAATCTTCTGGTGTTGCACAAGCTATTGATCCACTTGATGGAACTTTAACTATTGCCCTACAACTATCACTTGAGGTATTTGGCTCAATCATTACCTCTATAGGGTAATAAGTACCCTCTTCCGCAACTTGTGGTGGGATTGAAACTGATGTATTTTGTAAATTTTTTGTTCCACCTAAAATACTAGCTGTACTACAGGGTAGTGTATATCCACTAGATGTAGGTATTCTAACACCTGCAACGCAATCATCATTTACTTGTAAAGCATAGTGAGTACCTGTAGTTGATAATACAATTTCATCTTCAACAGATATTTTAGTTTGGTCTACCTTTACTACACCAGACTTTTCACTAGTAGCACAACCTAAAACTGGAGGATCTGCTGTAAAAGTTACAGTACTAGTCGCTTGATC